AGAACTTAGAACACAAGGCTTACGAAATGCTATGGAGCAAAGACGAGAAGCCGATAGACTAGTTCGTGAAGAGATGAAGAATCTAGGAGTTACAGAGAAGATTAACTTTAGTGATGATGTCTTTTCAAGACGATTTTATTTTTAAATGTCTAGATACAGTGCTCGTTATTTAGCACGTAAGAATGGGTATAGGAGTGGATTAGAAGACCAAGTTGCAGCCAACTTAAATGATTTAAAGATTTCGTATAGCTATGAATCTCTTAAAATTGAGTGGGAAGATTTGTCTTATCGCACCTATACCCCAGACTTTATACTACATAATGGAATCATTATAGAAACTAAAGGTTTGTTTACAGTAATGGATAGACGTAAGCATATGTGTATAAAGAAACAACACCCAAAGTTGGACATAAGATTTGTGTTTACAAATAGTAACAGAAAGTTACGCAAGAATGCAAAGTCTACTTATGGTGAGTGGTGTATTAAATATGGCATTCCTTATGCCGATAGAGTTATACCACAATCTTGGATTAAGAAAAAGGGTAAGCCCATAACAGATACCTTTATTGTATTTAAAGGTAAAAAAATAAAAAGGAGTTAGCATGGAGTATATAAAACACATTAAACCACAGGACTTTCTTATACAAGTTCGCCCTGATATTATGAACAAAGACCGCTGGACTGGTGGAGTAAATATTAATATACTTTCATCTAATAGCAACCCACTAAGAGCAACAGATAATAAACAAGTGTATAATCTCTGTTGTATGATGGCAAGTATGATACCCTTCTTAGAGATATATCCAGAGTTAGCCGCAGAGGTACATGATTTAGCCCATGACTACGGAAATATAGTAGGTAAAACAAAAAAGAATAATACAAAAAAAGAGTTGACAGTTGTTGGTAAAGAAGGTAATCTAATAAAGATTGATTTTAAAACAGAGACAGAAGGGAGTGCATAATATGTCGTACAAAAAGATAATGGAGAAAGCTAAAAAAGCAGACGGCTTGTTTACAAAAACAAAAGGTGTTGATTTCTTTTCACCAAAAGATGAAGACATGGTTAATAACCCACCACATTATAATAAACATGGCATTGAATGCATAGATGCAATACAAGCATCCATGTCAGACCTAGAGTTTTGTGGTTACTTAAAAGGAAATGTACAAAAGTATGTATGGAGATATGACTACAAAGGAAAGAAGTTACAGGATTTAGGTAAAGCTAAATGGTACTTAGCTAGATTGGAAAAAGAAGTAGAGAAACAAGATGATAGTACAAGTTAAAGTTTGGATGGATATTGCAGTTGACCCAGATGAGTATGCTGTACCATCTGATGGCGATGTAAGAGAGGAAATTGAAGATGCATTACGAGAATATATACACGATATTAATGGAATGCAGGTTAAAACATTAAGAATAACACAACAAAAGGGAGAGTATGACGATGGATAATTATCAAAATTTTATAGCTACATCACGCTACACAAGGTGGCTTGAGGAAGAAAATAGAAGAGAGACTTGGGATGAAACTGTCAATAGATATGTTGACAATATGATTAATAAATATCCTAAACTATTTCGTACAAGCAATAGTCTTAGTTATATTACTCCTAAGATTGCTAATTATATCAAGACACTAAAAGTTATGCCAAGTATGAGAGCCTTAATGACTTCAGGTAAAGCATTAGATAAGTGTAATGTGGCAGGTTACAACTGTTCATACTTAGTTGTAGATGACCTACGTGCTTTTGACGAAGCAATGTACATTCTTATGTGTGGAACTGGTGTAGGCTTTAGTGTTGAACGTTATAATATAGATAAGATACCTGCAATTAATGAGCATTTTGAAAAGAGTAATACAGTAATTAAAGTTGCAGACTCACGTTCAGGTTGGGCAAGAGCATTACGAGAGTTACTTGCTATGTTATCTGTAGGTCAGATACCTACGTTAGATGTAGAAGCTGTTAGACCTGCAGGTGCAAGATTAAAAACGTTTGGTGGTAGGGCATCTGGACCTGCACCATTAATAGATTTATATAAGTTTTGTGTTAGGGTATTTAAGAATGCAAGGGGAAGAAGACTTTATCCTATTGAATGCCATGACATAATGTGTAAGATTGGTGAGGTAGTAGTCGTTGGTGGGGTAAGACGTTCTGCCCTCATCAGTCTTTCAAATTTAAATGATGACCAAATGAGACATGCAAAAGCTGGTCAGTGGTGGGAGACAGATGGACATAGAGCATTGTCCAATAATAGTGTAGCCTATAAAAGTAAACCAGAGATGGAAACATTTATGCGTGAATGGTTGTCTTTGGTTGAAAGTAAATCAGGAGAACGAGGTATCTTCAACAGAGGTTCAGCAATGAAACAAGCTGGTAAATCAGGTAGAAGAGATACAGCCCATGAGTTTGGATGCAATCCTTGTTCTGAAATTATATTAAGACCTAATCAATTCTGTAATCTTACTGAGGTAGTCATTCGTAGTGATGACACAATTGAAATGATAAAGGATAAAATAGAAATAGCTACAGTACTAGGTACGTATCAATCTACACTAACAGATTTCAAATATCTACGTAAGATATGGCAACACAATACAGTAGAAGAGCGTTTGTTAGGTGTGTCACTTACAGGTATAATGGATAATGTTAATATGTTCAATCTTGAAACTGCACCAAAGCTCTTAGAAGAGTTAAAACAAACAGCAATAAAAACAAATAAGATATGGGCAAAGAAGTTTGGCATTAACCAATCAACAGCTATTACTTGTGTTAAACCTAGTGGAACAGTTTCGCAGCTTGTGGATAGTGCAAGTGGTATTCATCCTCGACATAGTAAATACTACATACGTACTGTTCGTGCTGATAACAAAGACCCATTAACACAATTGATGAAAGACGAAGGTATTCCAAACGAACCTGACATTACAAAGCCTGACAGTACAACTGTCTTTAGCTTTCCAATGAAAGCACCAGAAGGTGCAATTACAAGGAATGAACTATCAGCCATAGAACATTTAGAAATATGGAAGATGTATCAAGAGCATTGGTGTGAGCATAAACCATCTGTTACAATAACTGTAAGAGATAATGAATGGTTAGATGTAGGAGCTTGGGTATATAAAAACTTTGATGATATTTCAGGCATTAGTTTTTTACCACATAGTGACCATACATATGCACAAGCACCATACCAAGAGATTTCAGAAGAAGAGTATAAGAAGTTTCTTAAAACGATGCCAACAAGTGATATTGATTGGACTAAACTAACTAACTACGAAAAAGACGATAACACTACAGGTCACAAGGAACTAGCTTGTACTGCAGGTGTATGTGAAGTCGTTGATTTAGAAAGGAGTTAACATGAATACAACGCAACCTAAAACAGAGGATAGAAAAAAGTTTGATATTGATTTACAGTATGGACAAGTACGTGAAAAATTAGTATTGGATATGTTACAAGATAAAAAGATTGAGGTGAAAAGTGAAAGAGATATATGGCAAAAGACTGGCAATATTGCAATTGAGTATGAGTCTTATGGAAAACCAAGTGGCATCAGTAGTACGGAAGCAGATTATTGGTTTCATAATCTATGCATTGGTGAAGATACATTTGCAACTCTTGTCTTTAAAACGGATAATCTAAAATCTATTATTAACAATTTAGATTATAAGAAAACAGTTCGTGGTGGAGACCATCTAGCATCTAAGATGTATCTCTTAAATATAAAACAATTGTTTTCATCAGATGTAATAAAAGCATTTTCAGAGAAAGGAAAAACAAATGAGAAAATTACTGCTTAATGCACAAGTAGCATACTATACAGGTATGATAAACAAACATGTAGCTAACGTAGAAGTACTGCTTACTAATCCTACTGGCATAGGTGGTGTCGCTGATAATCACCAAGACATTCAAGAAGCTATTGAAGTAGAGTTAGGTAAGATAGCAGACTACCACGATAAGATAGGCTGTATCCAACGATACTTTCAACCACCTGTTGAACCTAAAGCTGAAGAGAAAAAAGATGGCAAAGCGTAAGTACGGACTATCTAAATATGATGCACCTTTACCTATCCAATTTAACAAGGGTAGAGGTGCATTCTATCGTGGCTATACAAGAACACCTTACCATTTAAACACTATGCAACATAGAGAATGGCAACGAGGATTTGATTCGGCATTTTTTGCCCAACTCAAAAAGGTTAAACATTATGAAACTAGAGGAAGAAGTAAATAAATTTATGCAAAATAAAAACAAAAGCACTATTACGGCAAGTACGTATCAATCAAAAGCAAAAGAGACTGCAATCTTTCCAAGAGATAAAGCCTTAGAATACTTATCGTTAGGTTTGGTGGGGGAGTCTGGCGAGATTGCCAATAAGATAAAGAAAATTATTAGGGATAATACACCATCTTCTAATTGGAAAACTGATTTACCAAATGAAATAGGTGATGTGTTATGGTACTGTGCTATGTTAGCTGATTACCTAGATTCTGATTTGGGTAAGATAATGGAAAACAATTTAGAAAAGTTACAGTCTAGAAAGAAAAGAGGTGTACTAGGTGGTAGTGGAGATAATAGATAACACTATCTATTTTGCTAGCTCTGGTTTTCTAGCAAGGAGTCTTCCTATATAAGCTCCCTTTCTATATTGACCTAGCTCTTCTACAGTTTTACCATTGTTCTTTTTCTTAAACCATTGATTAGCTAGTTTACGTGCATTACGGGGAAGTCTTAGCCATTGTGTTCTGTCAAATGGAGTAAA